TTCCGTAATCATTTAAAGCAAAATCAAAATTATGAACTAGATCCTGCACTAGAGAAGGAACTCTTTGACGCAGTACTCAACTTGGAAATCATGCCTTCCATGAGAGCGTTGATGACCGCAGGAGAAGCACTTGAAAGAGATAACACAGCAGGGTATAATTGCTCGTATGTTGCAGTAAACCGTGTTCGTGCATTTGACGAAATTCTCTACATATTGATGTGTGGCACTGGCGTCGGTTTCAGCGTAGAAAGGCAATATGTTGAAAAACTCCCCACAATCGCAGAGCAGTTCACCCCTTCAGACACTACAATTGTGGTGCAGGATTCTAAGGCTGGTTGGGCAAAGGCTTACAAAGAACTTGTTTCCCTACTTATTGGAGGGCAAGTGCCGCAATGGGACCTTAGTAAGGTTCGTCCTGCTGGCGCAAGACTTAAGACATTTGGAGGTCGAGCATCGGGACCCGCGCCGTTGGATGATCTGTTTAGGTTCACGATTGAAACTTTTAAGAAAGCTGCTGGACGCAAACTCACTTCCATCGAATGTCACGACATTATCTGTAAAATTGCGGAGATTGTCGTTGTCGGAGGTGTCCGCAGATCCGCTCTTATATCGCTTAGTAATCTCACAGATGAAAGAATGCGAGAAGCAAAGAGTGGAGCATGGTGGAATGACAATCCACAACGCGCTCTTGCCAATAATTCGGTCGCATACAAAGAAAAACCCGAAATAGGAGTGTTCATGGATGAGTGGGTTTCCCTCTATAAGTCAAAGAGTGGAGAACGCGGCATTTTCAATCGTGATGCATGCCGTCGAACTGTTAATAAACTTGGAGAACGCCGTGACTCATCCTATGAGTTTGGTACAAATCCTTGCTCTGAGATTATTCTACGCGACCGCGAATTTTGCAATCTTACTGAGGTTGTAGTTCGTCCAGATGACAATCTCGCTTCTCTTCAACGCAAGGTAAGACTTGCTGCAATTCTTGGAACCTTCCAAGCATCACTTACAAACTTTCCATACCTCTCAAGCGAATGGAAGAAGAACTGCGAAGAAGAAGCATTGCTTGGTGTATCTCTAACAGGTATCACCGACAACAAGGAAATGCGTGAAGCAAATGGTTCTATTCTAAATGATCTTCGTCATTGTGCATATGTCGTAAACAAGGAATATGCACAGAAGATCGGTATCAATCCCGCAGCATCAATTACTTGTGTCAAACCATCTGGAACGGTTTCGCAACTTGTAGATGCAGCATCAGGTATTCACGCTCGTCACAACGAATACTACATTCGTACTGTTCGTGCAGATCGCAAGGATCCACTCTGTCAAATGATGATTGATCTTGGATTCCCTGCGGAACCATGCGTGATGAAACCTGATCATACTATGGTGTTTTCTTTCCCAATGAAGTCCCCCGAGGGTTGTATTACTCGTAATGATATGACTGCAATTCAACAACTTGAATTGTGGTTGAAGTATCAACGCGATTGGTGTGAACACAAACCATCTGTCACAATTACTGTAAAGGAACACGAATGGATGGATGTCGGAGCATTCGTGTATAAGCATTTCGATGAAATAAGTGGTATTTCGTTCCTACCACATTCAGATCACAGTTACAAGCAAGCACCATATCAGGACTGCACCAAAGAGCAGTATGAGGCACTTTCTGCAAAGATGCCTAAGAATGTTGATTGGACTTTGCTAAAGAACTATGAGAAGGAAGATAGAACAGCAGGAACACAAACCTTTAGTTGCACTGGCGATAAGTGCGAGATTGTAGATTTAACATGAGGAAACCCTTTGGATATTCTTACTTACTTGATATGTACAAGTGTCGTGTGGGAGCGGCAGACGATTTGGAACTCCACTACCGATTCTTGGAACGGTTGGTTGATGAGATAGGAATGACACGAATGAGTCAACCATTTGTCATTCATGCGCCAACTCAAAATGGCGTAGAAATGTTCCCAGAAAAGGCAGGAGTCAGTGGTTGGATTCCATTGATTGAATCTGGCATTCAAATTCACTCACTTGAACCGACACGATTCATTACACTTGATGTTTATTCTTGCAACAAGTTCGATAAACAAAAAGTATATGATTTTGCAAAGAAGTATTTTGAATTTGAAGAATCAGAAGAGCATTACATTGAACGAGGAATCAACTTTGGTTGATTTGGAAGATCCCCCGAAAGGGGGATTTTTCTTTGAGGGAGTTGACAAACTCCATAAGTCGTTGTATAATCACTAGTGTCATCAGTTCAATGGTGGACTGATCACAGGAGACATTTAACAATGTCAATGATTAATGTGGGTTTTGCTTCTGTTCTTGTTTTCGGAGTGGGAACAGCTGCAAGCGCGGATTTTATTGTCGTCAATAATCCCGTGCAAGATACGGTAGGATTTTACTCCGATGCTTTCGACTCAAAGGGCGCATACAGTTATGCACAGAGCGGAGCGCAAGGTTTTAGTCTTGAGGATGCATACACCACATCCTCGCTCCGTTGGTGGGGTTCCATGAACGGATTCAACGATCAGGGTTTGTCAAACATTGATTGCTTCCAAATCATTGTTTGGGATTCTGATTTTGAAACTCAAGTAACCAATCAGAAGATTGATATCTCTCAGATTGTTGTTACTGCAACAGGAGACACCAATTTCTTTGGTCAACCAGTATATGAGTTTTATGTTCCGATTTCGTTCCAGATTGCATCTGGTAATTATTTCATGAACATCGGATCGCAACTAAATGATGCCGCTGGTGATCAATTTGTTTGGTCGCAGGGACAGGATGTTGCTAATTTCTGGTTTACTGATGTAAATGGTCAGTACAAGTGGGGAGATTGGCGTCCACTTCCAACCTTTATTGGTAATACGGCAGGAGGAGCATTCGTATTGTCTGCCCCAACGCCAGGTGCAATCGCACTTCTTGGATTTGCAGGATTGACTTCTCGCCGTCGTCGTTGATTGTAGATAAAACTGTTGAAACAGTTACCCCCGAGTAGTTTGGGGGTATTTTTGTATACCTAAATATCTTTGAAAGGAGAAACACATGGAAGATTTTAATTTAGTATTTTCAAGTGTTTTAGGAACAGTATTCTACAGTATCACCGTATTCGTAGCAGGATCGCTCATCGGTGCGCCAATGTGGAACTGGATCAATAAGAAATTGCCTTGGAATAAGTAATTTCGCTTGACAGTTGAGATAGGGATGGTATAATGAGTCGTATGAAGAAGACTCTGACTACCATCCTTATTCTTTCCCTCTTTACTCTTTGTGCGTGTCAGCCTCAACAGACTGATATCATCACGGAGATTCATAAACCCGATGGTTCGATTGTTCGTTATGTAAATAAGAGCAATGGCTACGGTTACAACCCCAATGTTACAGGGAATCTGAATGTAGGTGGAGTTGAAGGAACCAACAACGCAACCATCATCAATGGAGGGTATGGATATGGTGGTTACGGATATGGTTGGGGTTACGGCGGATGGGGATACGGTGCTGCGTATTATGGATACCCTAATTTTTATTATGCTCCAGGCTGCGTAAGCACTCCTGGCGCAGCACCTATCCCGTATCCCATGAATGTGTACAATTACAATCCTGGCATTCGTACTTGGTAAACACATAATTTCTTCAGCGTAGTCTACACTACCTAAATAACTATATGTTAATAGGTGGTGTAGATTATTCTTTGTGCGGTCCTTCTATCTGCATTTACAATGGAGATGGAAAGAAGTTTAACTTCAAGGACTGCACTTTTTATTTCCTAACAAACACAAAGAAATTTGCCACATACTTTGGTACAAATATCATCGGGGAAAACTTTGATGATTTTAATCATGAGATAGAGCGATATCAAAGTATTGCAGATTGGGCGATGGAAGTTTTACTGGGGTGTGAACAGGTTGCAGTTGAAGGATATGCATATGCAGCACAAAGCAATCGTGTATTTCAAATAGCAGAAAATACAGGATTGCTTAAATACAAACTGTTTCAACAAGGTATACCAGTATCCATTATACCACCAACCGAAGTCAAAAAATTTGCAACTGGTAAGGGAAACGCGGATAAAACATCCATGTATTCCTTCTTTGAAGCGGAAACAAATGTCAGTCTAAGAGATATGTTTTATCCGATGGGAAACGGACCAAAAGAAATAACGAGTCCGATTTCTGATGTCGCGGACTCGTATTTCATTTGTAAGTATTTGTTTAGTAAGATTAAAGAATCACTTTGATTTCTTCTTGCGCTTCATCTTAATAGCAGCAGAAACTGCTTGACGGCGATGTTTTAGATATTTGTCTGTTTTGGTATTCTTTTTACCATCATTATCAATATCATCGTCTTCTTCACCAACTGGATCTAATTTCTTAGACTTCATCTTGGTTGCTTCTTCCAATTCTGTCTCATCCAATTCTTCTGTTTCTTCTTGAGTCTCTGGTTCGGAAACCAAGAACATCATTGTTTCTGTTTCTGCATTTTCAAGAACAACAATACCTGTTTCTTGAAGTGCTTCGTTGATCTCGGATGGTAACTGACCATTTACTGCTAAAGAATATCCCTCGTTTGTGAGAGCAAAGAGTGGATTTCCTACCATTTTACCGCGTCTAGTAATCATTGTTTTATTCCTTTTCTTCTTGGAACCAAGAGGTAGATCGTATGAATCTATTCCTCCGCTTGTACCTGTTCCTTGAACTTGTCCTAGTTGTGTTCCTGCTGTTCCTTGTAATTCTTCTGTAAAGTTTAGAATATAATTTGCAATTTGTTTTTTGTAGTCTTTATCATTATTTAGTGATGTTAATCTTTTAATGATATCTGCAACAGATGCTTCGTCTAAAGTCAAAGATAGTTCTTTTTGTATTTCCTCAAAAACATTAAAATCTTTTCTGTTTGCTAATGCTCTTGCGCGAGGATATAGAACTGGATCATTTACTATTTTAAGTAATGTCTGCTTTAATGATCTAATTAAAGTATTTCTTATTTGTACTGAACTTGCTCGTTGATCGGAATATCTTAAATTAAACAAAAATCTATTAGCATAGGCAGGAGGAGTACCAGTAAGAATCATCAGATAGTATATCTTAAGAACATCTCCCTTTAGAAGAGAACTTCCTATTTCTGCAAAATCTTCAGATGGATTTTTACTATTTTCCATTGTTATTATTTATTTTAAGTAGAATGCTCTGGTGGTATCGGTATACCATTTTTCTGGTGCTTGACCAGAACCCTTACCATGTCTCCAATGTTGAACAAATGTGTCCAACTGTTTTTGATCTAATGGTTTAGTAATATCAATACCTAATTCTTTTGCTTTACCAAACATAACATGTTGTGCCATTGCTTGGTAATCATCATGGTATTCTTCTGCGGAAAGTGTACCTTCCCCACCAAGACCATGTACTGGATCGTCGTTTTTTGCTTTTAGGAACTTAGAACCTTGATTTACGAATGCAACATGGTATGGATTTTTTGAATCCATGTATCCCTTTGCTGTATTTCTTGTAATCTGTAGTGGACCGTAAGCAGAAGATGTTCCTTTTCCTGCCTTGGTTCTAATTGCTAGATTAGGATCATATGCATAAGGATCTTTGACATGTCCTCTGTGTTCCGCAGAAACCAATGCACCATACAGTTTTTTTACATGTTCATTATGAAAACTAAACTGTTCTTTTTGTTTAACTTGTGGTTTTTGCTGCTGCTGTTGCTGCATTTTTGGTTTTTGTTGTACAGCAGCAGGAGTTGTTGCAACTATTTTTTGTTCTGGTTCTGGTTGTTGGTTTTGTGCATTTTTCATAAATGCTGCGGTTCCGCCAATCATTCCACCAACTGCTGCCCAACCTAATAATTCTTTACCAAATCCCTCGTCAATGTTGTGATGGGATGTCATCTTTGGTTTTTTACCAACTCTTGGTTTTTTCTCTGCTGCTCTCTTTTGAGCAACGGCCTTCTTCTTTTTTTCTGGAGTCATCTCACCAGAAGTTTGTGGTGTTTCTGAACTTACTCTTTTTGAAGGACGGCATTTAGGATATCCTTTTTTCTTGCTCTTCGAACGACCACAAGGTGGGTGTTTACCAGATGCATCTTTTTTAGAGATGTCCACCCATTTTTCCTTGAACCATCTGCGTAGGTCTTCGTTGATTTCTTTTTTCATATTTTTCTCAATTTATTTGCTATCCTAATATCCACGGGAACCATCATTAAATCTGTATCTGGTATTTTTTCTGGTAAATTATTTAAATAAACAATAAATGTTTTTAAAAATGAATGTAGATCGTGTTCAATGCGATTAAATAATAATCGCGTTGCTGGTTCAATTCCAAACACATTGTAAAAAATAATTAAATGATTTAATATCAACTGTTCTCGCAGAACACCATGAGTTTTATATTTTCTCAGCAATCTTTTGAGGTATTTGATTCGATTCAAATCTTCATGAAACTCTTCAATACCAGAACACTGAGGGTTCTCATAATGCTTCATTGCAAACAGCACATAGTTATCATCATTTAATTCACTAAAATTCATTTATTATTTACGAAAGTATTTAAGTATATTTGCTAATCTGCTTTCCTTGACTTCTGCTTTGGGTTCTTCTTTTGCTTCTGGTTCTGGTGTTACCGAAACTTCTGCTTGTGATGGCATTTCGGTGGTTGCTGCTGGTATAATTTTTACAGTAAAGAAATCATCTACACCAGATAGTTGCATATCTAACTTTGGACCAGGACCATATGGATTATCTAATTTATTTCCTTTGTCGTCTATTCCCGATATACCACCAAATCTTTTTAGTGGAACGGTTAAACTTACAGATCCAGAATCTCTCATTGATTTTGGTGCATCAAAGTCAAATCCAAGAAGATTCATTTTTAAACGAAGATTTATGAGTGTGTCTTTTCTGGATTGGAATGGACCACTGCTGAGAACAGTAGTGATATAGTTATTCAATCTTTTTAGTTCAATTGGATCATCTACTTTACTGATGTTGTAAGAGCCGTTTACAAGTTGCTCTGAATCTGTTGGACTAGATGAATAGTTTTCTTTAATATTCTTTTTCATGTGTATTATCCTTTACCGTGCTTGCATTTTCTGCCTGGAGGGCAAGATGCTTTTGAACCCTTTGGTCCTGCCCAGAGTTTTTTGCAGGCCCAGTATTGTGCTGAAAGTTTAGACTTCTTTTCACCGCACTTGTGTCTTGCTCTGAAAGACTTTCTTGCGGCTCCACTATAATTATGACCATATCCCTTTGCTCCAAAGTGGACAATTTTTTCTTTACCACCCTCACATGCCTTTACCATTTTCTTTTTGCCTGGTCTGGTGGATGCTCTTGGTTTGTTGCAAGGCATGGATTTTTTATCCACTGCTTCGCTTAGGAATTGATTAAATGATAACATAGTAGATCCTTTTCCCTGTATTTATTATTTTCTCCATTTGTTGTTATTTCTGGAACGGTTAAATTTTCTAGAAACAACACGGAGATTTTTGGAACTGTTGTCATTGGCATTCCCATTTTTGTGATCTAGTTCTACGCTCTTATCACCTTTTTGGGTTCTACCAGACTCATTTGCTTCTCTTCTGGCAACTGTTCTTTTATCTTTTTTCTTTCTATTTGCCAATTGCTTTGGAGTAGGATTCTTTTTGCCCCAACCATACATTCGGTGATCTCTTTCCTTGCGGGTAGGATCTTTGGTTTTTTCTAAAAGTAAATCAATTTCCAATGACAACTCTTCTTGATCTCCTAGAAAGACATCTTCATTTACTTTTTTTTGTTGTTTTGGTTTTTGTTGTGATCGTAATTGATCTATTGCTACCTTAGTTCGACTTATACTTTGGCGAATGGTATGCATTATTTTTTTAGATGTGTCTGGATGGGTGTTTCTGGGCATCATAGCATGGAAAGCATCATGATCTCCTGCTTCTGCTGCTGCACGAACTTTGGTTCCGCTGATACCTTCCACACCTTCTGCATCTGGATCTCTTTCTCCAGACAAAACAAAGTCAACAGATTTTACATTTGGAAAATCTGGATGACCTACATATTTTTTCATTTGATTGACAATTTCTTCTCTTGGTTTTTCACCAACAAATACTATGTGATGATAACCAGAATTTCCCAAATGTTTCATTACATCAAGAGCAGTCACAACCTTGTGATCGTTTATAAAGTTGTGTTCTGGAAAGAGAGTGGTAAGCATTTTGTGCTTATCATCGGGTGATATTGGATTTTGTAGAGCTCTTGTTGCTCTTTCTTCAAAACTTTCTTTTGTTTTCTTGCCTAACACAGTGGGATCTGTTCTACTAAAATAGATTCGGTGATCCGCATTTTTTGATTTAGCAACTTCTTTAACCTTATCAAATACAACACCATGACCCGCCGTTGGGGGTTGGAATCTACCAAATGCAAACACTGCTGTTTTTTCGTTAGATGGTTCTTGTTGTTCTTTTATCAGGTTAAAAAACGATTTCATTATTGATCCTTTATCTCGTCTTCCTGCCCTTGTTGCGGCGCATTTTCCACTTCAGATTTGGTTTCTTTCTTACGACTCTTTTTTTTCTTTTTGGGAGTTTCGACAGAAGTTCCTTTTTCTTCAACTTTCTCAATTGTCTCTGGTACTTCTTCAGATCTTCTTGATTCTGGTTGGGGTTCTGTGATTCCATTTACTGAAACCTCTTCTTGCTTTGGTTGTTGCACATTTATTGTTGGTTCCTTTTGTTCAACTTCTTTCATTGCCATTCTGCGAAGGAATACTGTACTTGCGTGAAATTTATCACCAGTTGGGGATTCCCAAAAAGTTCTTTGGCCTTCTCGTTTAAACATTCCACCAAATTTTTCAATAACACTATTCATTAGATTTTTAATTTGTATGTTCATTGTATACCCTTTTTAAATCTCTCTTTGTTTTCGTTGTTGCGGATAGTAAAAGACGATGGTACAAGTTTAACTTGTGATCCGTCTTCCATTTCTGATACAAATCCTTCACCATTAATATGACCACCGTGTGGATTCATTGGAAGGTTTTCCTCGCGGTGAATTACATCTACCATCATGCTTCTTGCATGATCAATATGATTGTGTGCTTGCAAAAGTTTTTCTATGTGATGACGATTGCGATGTGTGTAATCCGCGTGTGCTTGCAGTCTTTGCTGTTCTTTTCCGCCCTTACTATTTGCTGCTTTTTCTTTCGACCAGTCTATCAAAGATACTGCGCTTCTTGAATGCGTTCCTCTTTGAACTGCATTTGCAAATTTCACAAAATGAATGTGTCTGTGACCAAGTTTGTTTGTGGGATCTCTGTGTTGTGCTATATCTGCTGCAATTGCAGCTACAGAAGAATCGGAAAGTATTTGTTTTGCCTGAGATAGATGATGATCTATCTCTTTACTTTCTTTGTGATCTATTTTAAATTTACGATTGTTTAAACTAAGATTTGGAAAATGACTTCCAGATGTTTCTAAGAATGATACATCTGGGTTTGAACCAATTTTTTTACCAGATGAGGTTTCCATGTGGGTATGTACTGCAATCGCATGACTTACCGATGGTCTAGGTTTTTTATATTTTACAATATTACCCATCATATGGTTTGATGATTCGTCTGGAATCATTACATCACCCTGATAAGAATGATTGTGATGTATGTTTTCGTGCTGTGCTGCTTTCAATCCATACAAGAATGGTTGCAGTAGATGCATTTTTCCTGTTTGATTAATGTGATCGTTTATTTGTTGTTCTGTATAGAGTTCTGGTGAGCCTTTACCCTTATACTTTACATAAGGATTTCCGTTTCTTTTACCAAAAACAATAGACACTCTTCCATCTGCTTTATATGAAAGGTTGTGTCCTTTTACAGATTCACCTTTTAATGCTTTATGGGTAGCATGTAAGTGTTCTAGTGCTTTATGTGGATCACCAGTATAAAGAAGTTCACCAACATGAGGCAAATGTGCTATTGCCTCAAGTTGATTTTCTTCCTCCACTATGAATCTTTTAAACGGAGAGTAAAACATTTTAAATCAAAGCGTAGCAAGAACCAGCAGCAAAAGTTGCAGTGATTTGTTCACCCGATATTGGGAGAACAAGTACTCCACCACCTGTTGGTAGATTTACTGTCATATTTTTTGTTGTAATGCTTCCGCCTATATTTTGTCCTATAACTAAACTAAATGCAGTATTAGTTGTACTAGTAAACATCAATGCGCGGAATCCACCATTGAATGCTACTGTTGTTGTTAGTGCTGCAAATTGATCGTATGCTGCGGGATCTGCTGATCTCATGTTAATTCTCCTTGAATTTCTATCCATCTACTCCAAGATTTATTGGTATTAGTATCTATGCCAACTACATGTATGAAGTCTCTGGATGGTTGCTTTGGTTCCCTCAAAAGACGCATATTGGTTTCGTGCAAAGATTTATTTGCCTTTTTAAAGTTGCATTTTCTACAACTGGCAACCAGATTTTCCCATGTGTTTTTTCCACCCTTGCTGCGGGGAACAATATGATCTACCGTATACTCTTTTTTACCTAAATGCTTACCGCAATATTGACAGGTATATTTGTCCCGTTTAATTACATTTCTACGGGTGACGGGACAGTTTGTATATGGAATGTGAACATATTCAACAAGCACTATTGCTTTGGGTAAATGGTATACCCCGCTTGTTGTTTTTATTTCGTGGTAACTTTCATAATTGTATGGTTTTGTTGCTTTACCAGTACACAACATATGTACTGCTTTAAACCAATCAATTACGGAAATTATTTCTTCAGATGCGTTTAAGAGGAGAACTTTACGGTCTCCCCGATCTTCCTCTTTACAACATGTCGAGGTTGAGTTGGTTTGATTCATCGTCTATGCTCTTTTTAAAGTAAGTATCACCAAAATCATCACTTATATCTGGCATGACTACATCCCCAGATTGAGGTTGCATCTCAAAGAATTGCGTCATATTATCTAGATTATTAAAAGCCCAATCAAATGCTTCCTGAGCATACTTTTTAGTGCCGTCTGAAACACCTTGAATTTCATCAAAGATTTTTCTTTCTTCCTCTTCTTTCAAGAAGAAGTTTATTGTCTTTGATGCCATTTCTTGAACTTGTTCTGGTTGTTCCAAGTCCATTTCTGGTGCTGCTTCGTGAATAATCATTCGCAATACTGTAGAGAAAGAATATGGTAGATTTTCATCTAATTTCTTTCTTACTGCCATTTCTAGTTCTTTTCCTTGCAATCCTTGATCTGTAAATTCTTTTTCGTATTGTGGTTTTAATTTTTTCTTTACAGATGCAATTGATTGGGACTTGAAAGTAACCAGAGTCTGCATTCTACCAGATTTTGCTATGGTGTACATCAACTTTCTTGAAATAGGCATCAACTTTGGGCCACTTGCTGGATCAATGTTTGACATTGTAAGGAAGTGTGTTGCTACTTCGTCTGGCACTCCAGACTCTGTTTTTTTCTTTTGCTGGAACTTACCCTCTCCTGTTGCAGCAATATATGCCATTTCTCCCAATACTTCTGGCATTGTCTGTACAAGTTTACCAACTAAATCCTCTACTTCTTCTGTAAATGGTTGTACAGAATCAATAATTTCTTGTGTTTTTCTTAGATTTTCATCATCTGAATTTCTGTACATTCCGTCTGCTTTGAACATACCAACTTGACCTTTGTAGGTTGTTCCTTCAACAAATTTCTTTGAAATGTCACGAAGATTTGCAACCAAATCAATTGCTTGTTTTGCGCGTACTGCAACTTGTTCTTGTACTACGGCATCATCTGGTTTATTTTCACCTTCAAGAAGTTTTTGCATTAACGCTTCTGGATCATTAAAGTTATATCCTTGTTCTGATAAATTTTTCAATGCGGTCATTACCGTTGCATTTGTTTCTTTATCTCTACCAGACATCAATTGAGAATCACCCTTTTTCATGGAAATA